TTCTGGCTTTGCTGGTGGCGCGGGTGGTTCTGGCATTATTATTGTTGAAGAACATTACAATTATTAAGGTAAATTGCTATGGTAGCTACATTAAACACCACCGTCATCCAGAACGCCTCATCCTCCACCGCCAACATCACGTTGGACACGGCAGGTAACGTCACAGGCGGCGCAAACCTTATTGCTACGGGTATGCCGTATGGGTCATCGTCGTTTCTGCGGAACAAAATTATTAATGGTAATATGGTGATTGACCAGCGGAATGCGGGGGCAAGTGTTGCCAATACCAATACATCTTATACATTAGATAGATGGAAAAACGTAGGAACAACAAATTCCCTCTTTAATATTCAACAGAATGGAGGTTCTGTTACTCCTCCTGTTGGATTTTCTAATTATTTGGGCTGTACATCAACTTCCAATTATTCAGTTGGAACAACAAATTATACACTGATGTGCCAACCAATAGAAGGTTATAATATTGCAGATTTGGCGTGGGGGACATCTTCTGCCAAGTCGGTAACACTATCTTTTTGGGCCTATTCTTCTTTAACAGGAACATTTGGCGGAACCATTAATAATGGAGCCGCAAATAGGTTTTATGTCTTTTCTTATAGTCTTCCTTCTGCCAATACGTGGACCTATATAACAATAACAATTTCGGGCGACACCACTGGAACTTGGTCAACAAATAATGCCATAGGGTTAAATGTATATTTTTCTCTTGGCGCGGGAACATCAGTTAGTGGAACGGCGGGTTCTTGGGGAAGTACGGCATATTTTGCTCCCACTGGCGCAACAAGCGTTGTAGGTACATCCAGCGCAACCTTCTACATCACAGGCGTCCAACTTGAACAAGGCTCTGTAGCCACACCATTTGAACGGCCATTATATAATGCTCAGTTGGCGCAGTGTCAGCGGTATTATTGGAATGAATCTGCGCCACAATATTCAGTTGCATCCACATCCAACGGTTCGGCAATTTCGGCAACCATAACATACCCCACACCAATGAGGGCTACTCCTACAATAACTAACCCATTTACAGACGGTAATTACAATACCAGCCCAACGGGCGTTCAATGGTATTTTACGCAACCCTATGTTGGTGCTTCAACAAAAACCGGAACAGTAAGCCCAAATGCAAGTGCAACTGCATTAAGGGTTACGTTTTATTTTAATGGTGCAACATTTAGCAATCAACCTACAGCAATTAACTCTGCTTCAGGTTGCATAGTTCAAGCATCTGCGGAGTTATAAGCCATGTATGAAAATGCTGTTTATATAGTTGGTCAAAATACCTCCATCCGTGTTGACATCAATGGGCTTTCATCAGTTGTCCCATTAGACCCCGCCAACTCTGACTACGCCGCCATTATGCAACTTGTTGCAGATGGGCAACTTACCATTGGAGCCGCAGAATGAGCATTATCCTAAACGGTCAAAATGGTGAGACGTTCCCAACGTGGACAACCGCCACGCGCCCTGCCTCGCCCAACCAAGGGCAAACTGGGTTTAATACGACCACAAATGCGTTGGATGTGTATAATGGTTCTGCATGGACCAGCATTCCTATGCCAACCAGCCAAGGATCATCAGGGCAAGTTCTGGTTTCAAAAGGTTCGGGTGTTGCACCTACTTGGGGTTCATTAGGTGGTTATTTCGGGTCATATTTGATTGTTGCGGGTGGCGGAGGGGGAGGTAGCGCAAGTTCTACAGGCACAGGTGGAGGCGGTGGCGCAGGTGGCTATTTAACTGGATCAACAACATTATCTTCGGGGATTGTTTATACAATTACAGTGGGAGGAGGAGGGGCTGCTTCTTCTAACGGATCAAGTTCATCTATTACAGGATTAACTGCATCTGTCGGCGGCGGAGCAGGAGGCGTTTGGAACTCAGCGCCGGGGCAATCAGGTGGTTCTGGTGGTGGAGGTGCGGCTGGCGGATCGGGTGGTGGCAACCTTTCCAGTGGTTCAGGAACTTCCGGCCAAGGAAACGCTGGTGGCGCTGGGTCAACAACAAATGCTCCTGCAGGCGGTGGCGGTGGGGCTGGTGCAGTCGGTGGAACTGGAACAAGTTCAGCAGCGGGTAGTGGCGGTATTGGTCTTCAATCTTCTATAACTGGTTCTGCTGTGTATTACGCCGGAGGCGGTGGCGGCGCTGGTGCTGGCTCAAGTGCTGGTGCGGGTGGCACAGGGGGTGGCGGGGGTGCTGGCGTTACTGGTACAGCAAATACAGGCGGGGGAGGTGGCGGGGCCGCTCCTAGTGCTTCCGGTTCTGCGGGTGGTTCTGGTGTTGTTATTCTTTCTATCCCAACAACATTTTATTCTGGCACAACAACAGGTTCTCCGACAGTTACAACAAGTGGTTCAAACACAATTATCACGTTTACTTCTTCGGGGAGTTACACAGCATGAGCCATTTTGCAAAAGTTTTAGATGGCAAAGTTGTTCAAGTCATCGTTGCGGAGCCTGATTTTTTTACTAATTTTGTTGATTCGTCACCGGGCCAATGGATTCAAACGTCATACAATACTCATGGCAATCAGCATCCAGAAAACCGCCCTTTACGCGCTAATTATGCAGGTATTGGGTATATATACGATGCTGCAAATGATGTATTCTATGCACCACAACCGTATCCATCTTGGACGTTAAACCAAACAACTTGGTTATGGGAGCCGCCTATTCCTTATCCTACGGATGGAAAATTATACATTTGGGACGAAACCACTAAAACTTGGGTAGCATCATGATTATCGACTGGCAGCAAATCGTTAACCTGATTATCACGGCGGCCTTTGGCGTGGTAGGCTATCTGTACGCTCAAGTCATAGCAGAGGCCAAAAAAGACCGCGAAATGATCAATGACCTGCGGGTGGTCCTGCCGACCAAATATGTCAGCAAAGACGATTTGACATCGCATTTAAACCGAATTGAGAGTATGCTTACTAAGATTTTTGACCGTTTAGAGCAAAAGGTGGATAAGCCATGAGTATTACGACAAATATTGCCCTAAATGAGCCAGCGTATAACAGCACGTCGCCTACGTGGGATCAGCCGCTCAATTATAATTCCACCATTCTTGACCAAGTATTTGGTAATACCACGGGCGTATCCGTCAATACTGGTGGGTCAACAACCTACACTAATATTACTGCACCAAGTGCCACAGCAGCGGGTTCTACGTCGCAGGCTATGCGGTTCAACCTTACGGGCGCACTGGCCGCCAATCAAAACGTGCTTTTGCCGCAAGGCGTGGCGGGTATGTGGATTGTATCCAACAATACGTCTGGCGCTTATACGGTTACATTGGGGTCCAATAATGGGAGCAATGCGGCGGCTGGTAACACAATAATTGCTCCGCAAGGCTATAATAGCATTGTTTACTCCGACGGAACCAATGTTGGCGTGGCCGATTCGGGTCTTTTAACATCTGGTGCAACTTTAACAAGTTTGACGGTTAACGGTAAGGCATCGCTTAACGGATCTACTTCTGCCCTTTCAACGGTCCTGCCTAATATTGCGGAAACAACTACTGTCAGCGCAACATCGGCTACGGGAACCATTAATTTTGACGTGACCACACAATCCGTATTGTATTATACGACAAATGCTTCGGCCAATTTTACGTTAAATGTGCGCGGCAATAGCAGTTATTCACTTAATACGCTGCTTTCGACAGGCCAAACCATTACAATAGTGTTTTTAAATACCAATGGTTCAACGCCTTACTATAACAACACGTTCCAAATCGACAGCAGCACAGTCACACCAAAGTGGGCAAATGGTGTCGCTCCAACAGCAGGGAACGCCAGCGGGATTGATGCTTACACATATACCATTATTAAAACGGCAAGTGCTACTTATACCGTGATTGCCAACCTTACAAAGTTTGCATAATGCCTACGATTATCACACGTGCTTCAGCATCTGCATACGCATACGGACTGGGTAGCCGTGGCCCGACTACGCTTAACTGGCTTATTGTGGCGGGTGGCGGCGCTGGCGGTGGATCATACGATCAACGTCCGGGTCCAGCAGGGGGTGGCGCGGGTGCAGTTGGTGTTGGTAGTAAAATTTTAGTACCGGGGACAGTTTTAAATATAACTGTAGGAGCGGGCGGAACGGCAACTACTGCACCATCTTCGGCCAACAATGGCGGTAATAGTATTCTTGCTTTCAGTTCATATACTGAAACGGCCAATGGTGGTGGTGGAGGCGGGTTTTCAAGTAATTCCGTTTCTACGGTTGGGCAAAATGGCGGTTCTGGCGGTGGTTCGGCATGGTCAGGATATTCTCCGGGTTCGGCCACGACGGGAAGCGGAACTTACACCACATTCTATGGTAATTCTGGTGGGGCCGGAAATTCGGACAATAATGGCGGTGGCGCTGGCGGTGGGGCTAGTGGTGCAGGTGGCGGTAATTCAGGCGGTACGGGCGGTACTGGCGGCGCGGGTTATACATGGTCGGTTAATAGCACAACATACGGCGGTGGCGGTGGCGGGGGCGGCGGTAACTCTGGGGGTTCGGGTGGCACTGGAGGTTCTGGCGGTGGCGGAAACGGCCAAAACGGAAATTCTGGGAACGGTAATGCTGGTACAGCAAACACAGGGGGCGGTGGTGGCGGTGCTGGTGCGTATGGTGGCAACGGTGGTTCATTCCAATATTATGGCGGCAATGGTGGGTCTGGCGTTGTAATTATTGCCGTTCCGGCCGCCCAATATTCCGGCCTTTATACAGGAACCGCGTCAGTATCTACTGTTGGATCAAATAAATTAATAACATTTACGTCAGGCACGGGGACATACACAGTATGAACTATACGTGGTCTTTCCCTCAATTTATTGTAAGCCCTTATTACGATGGCCTGACCAATGTGGTTACGTCGGTTAATTGGGTTTGCACGGGTACAAATGGCAATATTACGTCATCTGCGTCTGGTACTGTTAATTTGGGTACACCAAATCCAGCAGAATTTGTTCCGTATGCTGACATTACACAAGAAATGGCGTATGCTTGGGTTTCCCAGTGCATCAGTATGCCGGGTGTGGAATCAGGGATAGCGGCACAAGTAAACCAGTTATCCCAGCCCGTTACACAATCACAGGCACCGCCATTTTGAGGTTACGATGGATCCATTTACCTTAATTGCAGGCGCGACAGCCATTTATAATAGTATCAAATCAGCGGTCGATGCTGGTCAGGATATGATGGCGACTGCCGAAAAGGTGAGCAATCTTTTTGGTAAAGTGGGCCAAATCGTTACGATCGCGTCAACGCCTCGCAAGAAAAAATTGTTTCAATCACAAGCCGAGTTTGAAGCCGAAGCCGTCAAGATATATGCCGTTAAAGCCAAAGCCCTTGATATGCAGCTTCAGGTAAAGAACTTGTTCGTTGGCCAATATGGGCCTGCGGCATGGGAAGGGATCCAGCGGCAAGTAATTGAAATGCGTAAAGAAGCGGCCAGACAGGCTGCGGTTGCTTTGAAGGAACAAGAAGAGGCTCGCAAGGATTTGATTATGGTTAGCAGCATTGTCGGTTTTCTGGTACTAGGTATTGCTGTAATTGGTGTTTTTCTCATGCTAACGGTGAAATAACATGGACATTCTTAAAACTTTTGGACCATTGATTGGTTCGGTCGCCCCTACCATCGCTACCGCTCTCGGTGGTCCGGTCGCAGGGATGGCAGTTAAGGCCCTATCTGGCGCTTTGTTTGGTCATGAAGACGGCACAGAAGAAGACATTCAGGCAGCCTTAGCTAATCCTACAGGTGATCAGCTTGCCGCCCTTAAAAAGATTGATGCCGATTTCAAAACGCAAATGAAGTCGTTGGACATTGATCTTGAGCGTATTGCCGCCGATGACCGCGCTTCGGCCCGTCAAATGCAGATTGCAACTCATGATTGGACCCCCCGCGCTATCGCCATCGTTGTTATTGTGGCTTGGGTGTTTATTCAGTGGCATCTTCTTAACAATACGATCCCTTCCGATATGCGCGAATTGGTTGCCCGTGTCCTTGGTACGCTTGATGCGGCTTTGACATTGGTTCTTTCTTATTATTTTGGTGCTTCGCATCAGCACACCTCTCCTCCAAAGGACGCCCTGTGAAAGAGAATTTTCCTCAATGTTTCGCTCTAGTCCTAAAAAACGAGGGTGGATACGTCGATAACCCTTCCGACCCCGGCGGGGCTACCAACCTTGGCTGCACTAAGGCAACTTGGGAAGCATGGGTCGGCCATCCTGTGACCAAGGACGATATCAAAGCGCTAAAACCTAACGACGTCATGCCGTTGTATAAGGCAAAGTACTGGGATACAATCAAGGGAGATGATCTGCCGGAAGGCGTGGATTATGCCGTCTTCGATTTTGCCATCAATTCGGGGCCGTCCCGCGCCGCAAAAACCCTTCAGTCGGTACTCAGTACCAATCCAGACGGGCAAATCGGACCCACCACGCTACGCGCTCTTGAAGCGGCAAACCCTCGCGAGGTTGCTACAGCGGTCTGCGAAGCCCGATTAGCCTTCTTACAATCCCTCCCAACATATGGTACATTTGGCAAAGGCTGGTCTAGGCGCGTTTCCGAGGTCGAACAGGCCGCATTCAATATGGTCGGGTAATTATGTCTCTTACGTATTCATCTTACGTCCAGCAAATTGCGACCTTAGCCGTTGTTCCGGTCACGGACCCCAATTACACGATCATTATTCCTAGTATGATTGATTATGCTGAATTGCGGATGCAACGTGATTTGGATTTTCTGTCTACACAGATTAGCACTTCTGCCTACACGTTTACGTCTGGCAATAACCAATTAACACTTCCAACATCTCAATTCATTGTTCCTCAAACTTTTGAGGTCATTGACGGGTCAGGAAACTCAACGCCGCTTTTGGCGGTAGGTAAAGAATTTATTCAAAATGTATACGGATCAGGTTCTACGACAGGCTTACCTCAGTATTTTGCTGTTTATGGTGGCGATGCTGCTACTACAGGTAATACGAGCCAATATATGATTGTTGGGCCTACGCCTAATTCTGGTTATACCGTTCGTTTGACGGGTACAGTTCGATCGGCGCCATTGTCGGCTACCAATACTACAACATTCATTTCAACATATTTGCCTGATTTGTTTATTTTTGCGTCCATGATTTACATCTCGGCTTACCAGCGCAACTTCGGCCGTTTAAATGATGACCCCGCCATGGCTCAAACTTATGAAAGCCAGTATCAGGCTCTCAAGGCAAGCGCTCTTATTGAAGAGAACCGCAAGAAGTTTGAGGCGGCCGCTTGGACGTCTTATTCACCTGCTCCTGCCGCAACGCCTACGAGGTAACCCATGCCTCACGCAACAATCAAATTAAAACCGGGCGTTGAAACAACAACCACTTTTGCTCTTAACGAAGCTGCATATTCAACATCGCAATTGATTCGTTTTCTTCCCGAGCGAAATGGCCTTGGGTTGGCTCAAAAACTTGGCGGTTGGATAAATTATTTTGGTTCATCAATTGGTTCAAAAATTCGCGCTTTAAAAGGTTGGGCAGATTTAAACGCTGTAAACCATTTGGGTATTGGCGCGGAATCGTCTCTTAGTGTCCTTACAGGAAACAATTTACAGAATATCACGCCTCAAAATACTATTA